CCGGGGACTGGGCCGATCGATCCGGTGGTGCTTCCGGCGCTGGAGATCCCGGCGGGTGGGCAGACGCCGGAGGAGTGGGCGGCACAGGTGCGGGAGGACCACGCGCTGAGCGGGACGGAGATTGCGCTGGTCGGGTTGGCGGCGGAGGCGCTGCGGGTGGCGCGGGATGGGCAGGTCGCGGAGAGCGTCCGGCTGCTGGCGATGGGCCGGTATCAGAGCCTCGTGAAGCATCTGCACCTGGAGCAGCACGGGAAGAAACAGGCTGAGCCTGAGTCGTCGCGGGTGGTCCTGCCGACGCGGCGGGTGACGCATGACCCGAGGCGGATCCTTCAGGCAGTCAAGTAGGAGGCGAAGTCATGGACCCAGAAGTTAAGGCGGGGATACTCGCAGCCATCGCGGACATGCTCGACGAACCATCCTGCGAATACAGCATCAGTATCGGCACGCAGGAGTTTGACGAGGGAACTTCTTGGGTGGTCACGAGGCCAACCAGTGGGAAAGAGATCACGATCAAGGTCCACGGCGGGGCCGTTGATTATCGGTTGGCTCGATGATCCTGACTGTCCCGCAAGATCGTGCGCTCTACCCCACGCTCGGGCCGCAGGTGTGTGCCTTTATCGAGGCCAATCTTGTTTTCGGTCCCGGCGATCTTCGCGGACAACCTGTGGTGCTCGACGATGAAAAAATGGCCTTGATCTATAGGCTATATGAAATTTTCCCCCGAGGGCATCCACACGCCGGCCGGCGCCGGTTCAATCGCGCCGGTATCTCGCTGCCGAAGGGGTTGGGTAAGACCGAGTTCGCGGCGTGGATTGCGGCGTGCGAGCTCCACCCTGACGGGCCGGTGCGGTGCATCGGCTGGAGCAAGGGCGGGGAACCCCTTGCTGGTCCCGTGCGCGATCCGTACATCCCGCTCGTGGCCTACACGGAGGAACAGAGTGACGAGCTGGCCTACGGGGCGCTGCGCGTCATCATTGACGAAGGGCCGCTGTCCAAGGACTTCGACGTTGGGCTGGAGCGCATCCAGCGGCGGAACGGGGACGGCAAGGCCGTGTCGCTCTCGACGTCTCCGAACGCGCGAGACGGCGCACGCACGACGTTCGCGGTGATGGATGAAACGCACTGGTGGACGCTGCCGCGGCTGAAGCAAGCGCACCAGACCATGTTGCAGAACCTCGCCAAGCGCAAGATCGCAAACCCCTGGATGCTGGAGATCACGACCGCCCCGGAACCGGGAACGGGATCGGTGGCGGAAGCCACGATGGACTATGCCATCGCGGTGAGCGAAGGGAAGATCGAGGATTCTTCGCTGTTCTACTTCCACCGGCAGGCCGGGGACGAACACGACCTCACCACGAAGGACGGGGCGCGCGCCGCGGTGATTGAAGCCTCGGGTGTGGCGGCGGGCTGGCGGGACATCGACGCGATCGTTGGACTCTGGACGGACCCGGCGACAGACCGCACCTTCTGGGAGCGCGTCTGGTGCAATCGCATGGTCAAGAGCACGTCACAGGCGTTCGGCGTGGACCTGTGGAAGTCGCGGGCGACGCCGGAAAGTCCAGTGAAACTGGGTGATCTGATCACGCTCGGGTTCGATGGGGCGATGTTCCATGACTCGACCGGCCTTGTGGCAACCCATGTCGAGAGCGGGTATCAGTGGAAGGTGGGATTGTGGGAGCGTCCTGCCACGCTGCCGGTGGAGGTGCCCTGGCAGGTGGATGCGGGCGACGTCGATCGCGTGGTGCGCGAGACCTTTGAGCGATTCAACGTCTGGCGGCTGTATGCCGATCCACCGTACTGGCAAAGCTGGATTGCGAAATGGTCTGGCGAGTTCGGGGAAGAGCGGGTGATCGAGTGGTTCACGACGCGGCGCAAGCCGATGACCGCGGCGCTCGAGGCGTTCGACACCGCGATCAAGGAAGGCACCATCAGCCACGACGGGAACGCCGATCAGGTCCGGCACCTCGGGAACGCGCGGCGCGATGAGTTGAACCAGCGAGACGAGCAGGGCAAGCGGCTCTGGCTCATTCGCAAGGAGCGGCCGGACTCGCCGCACAAGATCGACCTCACGATGGCCGCGGTCCTGAGTTGGGAGGCGCGGACGGATGCCATCGCGGCTGGCGCGCTGCTGATCCCGAAGTCGGTCTACATGGAACGTGGTGTGCGGACACTGGGGGCGTGATGGGACAGCGCGTGTGGCGATTCGCGGTACAGAACGCGGATGATGGGGTAGCCTTGGCTGGGTTTGTGTGTATCGTCTACGGGGTGGGCCAGTGGTCGGGGCCGGCCGCGTGGGTGATCGCCGGCAGCCTCCTGATCGCCGTTGCGGTCTGGCCTCATCTGCGAAAGGCGCCGAAGTGAGCATGCTCGGGCGGCTCCTCTCAGGTCCACTCCAGGCCAACACTCCCGCTCCTGACGATGATTTCTGGTATCGGTCGGCCGGCGCGATCACGCCGTCGGGAATGCGCGTTGACGCTGAGGCCGCGCAGAAGGTGTCCGCGTGGTATCGGGGCCGGGACATCCTCGCCACTGTGTTGGCGATGCTGCCCCTCTCGCTCTACGAACGCCTGCCGAATGACGGCGGGGCCGACGTGGCGCGCGGCCATCCCTTGCACGACGTCCTCCATGACAAGCCGAACGCCTCGCAGGATTCTTTCCAGTGGCGGCGGCAGGCGATGTACCACTTGATCGACTTTGGGAACGCGTACGACTGGATCGTTGCAGGCCCGCGCGGGCCGGTCGATCAACTGGAACCGATCCACCCCTCCCGCGTCACGCCGCGGCGTGTGAAGTCGGGCCTCTACCGCGGGCGCATCCTCTACGACGTGCGCGATGAGGAAACCGGGCAGACCACCGCGCACACGCAAGACGAAATCTTTCATCTCCGCGGCGCGTCCGATGATGGCGTGAAGGGTAAAGGTATCCTCGAAGCGGCGCGGACGAGCCTCGGCACGGCGCTGGCAACGGAGAGCTACGCCGCGCTGATCTTCGGCAATGGCACGCTGAACGGCGGGGTGATCGAGAACCCGGGCCTCCTGGACGACGACGCCTCCAAGCGCATGGCGCGCACGTTTCTGACCGCGGCTGGCGAATGGCATCTGCCGAAGGTGCTCGAGCAGGGCTCGAAGTGGGTCCAGAACACCCTCACGCCGGAAGACGCGCAGATGTTGCTGTCGCGGAAGTTCTCGATCGATGACATGGCGCGGTGGCTGGGCGTTTCGCGCGTGATGTTGGAAAACAGCGATCCGTCCTTCGGCAACGCGGAGCAGTTCGATCAGAACTTCCTCACTTACACGATGGGGAACTGGCTCTCGCTGTGGGAGTTCGGGATCAACGATCAGCTTGTCATCGCCTCGCGCCGGTTCTTTGCCCAGTTCAACCGGGCGGCGTTCGTGCGCGCGAAGTTCGCCGAGCAGTCGGCCGGGTTGGTGTCGCTCGTCAACGCGGGCATTATGACCGTCGATGAATCGCGCGGGATTCTGGATCGGAACAAGCGCGGCGGCAAGGCCGACGAGCTGCGCGAACCGCAGAACATCACTGGCAAGCCGGCCGCGCCGGACGATCCGACCGATAAGGCCAACAACTGGGAACCGACAAACGAGCCGCCGAATCCGAAGCCCGCACCACCTAACAAGGGCAACGCGAAGGCTGAGGCGATCGCCGTCGAATCTGCGGCGCGACTGCTCCGCAAGGAGATCAACACGGTGTCGGCGCTGGCGGTGAAACACGCGGCGGATGAGGATGCGTTCGTCGCTGCGGTGTCAGCGTTCTACGTGAAGCACGCGGCGCTGGTCGCACAGACGCTACAGATCGAGCCTTCAGAGGCTGAGGCATACTGCGCGGGGCAGTGCCGACAACTGTTCGACGGCCCCTGGTACACGGCGCTCGACCTGTGGAAGGAACCGAACTACGCGGCAGGGCTCGCCGCTCTGGCGCTTGGAGAAGCAGCGTGAAGTACATCAACGTCGCTCGTTACATCGCCGGCACCCTCTGGGCGCTCGACGCGGACAAGTGGCACGAACTGATCGAGACGTTCGCGTACCGAGCGGCGGGCCACACGTTCACGCCGGACGAGATCAAGGCGCGGATTGGTGACGGCGGCGGCGAGTCGAACCCGTCGCAGCAGGGAACTGTCGCGGTGATTCCGATTCGTGGTGTGATCGCGCATCGTATGGGCGGGATGGACGAGTCGAGCGGCGGGACATCGGCCGAGCGTATTGGGGCGATGCTGTCGATGGTCGCAGCCGACCCGAACATCAAAACGATCCTGTTCGATGTGGATTCACCCGGCGGGACGGTGCCGGGGATTCAGGAAGTGGCGGCGCAGATGTTCGCGCTGCGCGGGCAGAAGCGCATGGTGGCCCAGGTCAACAGCCTGGCGGCGAGTGCGGCCTACT